GTGCTTGCTATTGTGCCACTGATAAGCGAACTAAAAAGAAAAATAAAAAAAAGTTTAAATATATTGGATTGTGTTTTGAAAAAATTAGTAAAAATAATTAAATTAATGTTTTTTTATTGTAATTATGTTATTATATTGTATAAATACAATTGATCAACAGATTGATATATTAAATAGTAGATTAGCTGAAATTAATTTGATAGATTTTTGTAAGTTATAAATAATATTATTTTAAATAAAGTGGAAATAAAAAAAATAATTGAGGCTTAATATGGCAGTTGATACAGAAAGTAAAACAGCAATTGATACTAATAACGATACGCAAAAAAGCAGGTCAGGACTTGCAAAAGATCAGGTTGCATTAGATAAAATAGCAGGGAACGAAGTTTTAAAAGAATTTGGATTTGATAATTATGACAAAGTATTTGAAGATGGTGATACTATATTCCCAAACACTCAAGCCGAAAGCTACCAATGGTATCAATTTATTATTGATTATGTGCCTTCCATATTCGCAGCTTTAAGAACTCGATACAATGCAGTATTAAAAACACCACGAGAGTTTATTGTTGACAGTGATAAACCTTACGCCCTAAAAGCATTAGAAGTTATTAAAGATTTATTTAAAAATCAATTAAATATTGAATTTTTTATAAATGATTTATTAACCGCTATTCCAATGGGCTTTAGTGTAATTGAAAGTAATTGGGAGCTACAAAATGGATTATTTTTGCCTTATCAGCTGCATAAAAAAGATAATAAACATTTTAAATTTGGTATTGAAAATAATAATATAGTTTTACGATGGATTGATAAAATGGAGGGAGATACAAACAAAGGTGAAAAACTTAATCAAAATAAATTTATTGTTCATACCAATAATGCTACTTATGAAAATCCTTATGGCAAATCTGAATTAAGTATGCGTGTGTTTTGGTTATCAAAATTATTATTAGCAAGCTTAAATGCACTGATTAGATTTCAAGATGCTCATGGAAAACCTTACATAGCTATAACATTATCAGATGAGTTATGGAATGATAAAACAAGTAGAAAAGTTGCTGAAGATTTAGTCAAAGAACTTAAAAAAACGGATGGCATGGTATTAAAAAAAGGCATGGAAAAGGATTTAATAGAAAGCAACCCAGCCAGAAACGATATATTTTTGGATACTATACGATATTGCGATAATCAAATATCATTAGACATTTTAGGGCAATCTACTACATCAAGCGATGAAGCTGGTGGCAGTTATGCGAAATCACAGGTAGCATTAAATATATCAGAGACAATTGTAAAAGCGGATTGTGGAAACACAAAAGAGACTATTGACAATTTTATTAAGCAAATTTGTGATTATAATTTTAATAATCTTGAAAAATACCCTTACATCACATTCAAAACTAATGCTGAAAAAGAAACTAAAACAGTAATGGAAAGTTATAAAATAGCTTATGATATGGGCATGAGTATCCCGAGACAATCAGTTGCAAAAACGATTAATGTACCTTATGACAAAGATCAGCCAGAAGATGAACTATTAATACAATCCACAACAACCGAAACTGAACAGCCTACATTACCATTTAGTCAAAAAAAAAATAATAAATTTTTAGAATTTAGTGCAAAGTATGAAAAGCTGGGGAAAGCTGAATGGGAATTAATAGACCGTTGGTATGAAGAAGCTATTCCACCTATTACAACAGGTTTTAAGCCGATATATAATGATATAATAGATTATGCTAAAACACTTACACAAAAGAACTTAAAAAATATTAAAAAATTCAAACCTACTCCAAAGCAATTAGACAGGATGTCAACATTATATTTTAATTACCTTGGCTGGATTAATCTTTACGGCATGAGTGCAATGTATAGGGATGCAGGTGAGGGGATGTCGTTTAGTGCTCAAGACAATGGATTGTTATTATTTAGCAAACCTATTGAGCTTAAAGATGTAGTTATTGATTATAATCTTGAACAAATGCTTTATGATGAGGCTATAGATTATTTTAGTTCACAAACACCGATGCTTGTTGATGATATGATTGCACTTGAGCAACCTTTACGAGCTAAAGCTTTTTGGCTTGCCAGAAGTGATAGTATAGAGGCAACAAATCGAGTATATAATTTTATAAATGATGGAATAGCAGAAGGTCAAGGTGTAGATGAATTTATTTCATTAAATAGAGATGGATTAAATAGATTAGGGTTTATCGAAACTAATGATATAAAAGCAAGTTATATGCGCATGGCATACAGGACTAATCAAGGATTATCTTTACAGTCTGGTCGGTGGCAAACATCACAAAATAGAACAGTAAAAGCCTTAATGCCTTATATGATGTATGTAGCAATTACCGATAATAGAGTACGACCAAATCATGCCGCTTATAGTGGGATGGTATATGCTGCCAACGATCCTATTTGGAATACTATCTATCCAGTCAATGGTTATCAATGCAGGTGCACAACTGTTATGTTATCCAAATCACAAATTGAACGATATAATTATACTATTCAAAATAGAAATAAATATCAATATGTTGACGGTACAAAAATGACACCTGATGAAGGCTGGGCAAGTAATCAAGCTAAAGATTGGTTAGAATATAGAGGTTAAATTATTTATATTATAGAAGCGAGGCTTTATTAATGGGTTCTAAGTATAAGCTATATTTGCGTTTATGCCCTAAATGTGGTATAAATTTTTTTACAAACTCATATAATCGTAAATATTGTAGTCAAGAATGTTTAAAAAAATCTTACCTTTGTTATAATTCACAACATAATAAGCAATTAGATAAAATCAAAAAACCTTGTAAATAATTAATAAAAAATGTTATATTAATTAATAGTATATAATTTTAAAAGATATATGTAGTTAGAGGGATTAATATAATGACTGATAACAAATCCGCTGATTTTGCAATGGAAAAACCTCCAGCATCTACACAGCCTGAAAATTTATGGTGGCGAATATTAAAAAAAGGCAACTTCACAGATGCTCATGGTATTAAAGTAAATTTTACATCACAAAAATTAGAAAATATTGTAAAAAATACAAAAAATAAAATTGATAATAATATATTCCCTTTAATCAATAAAAATCATTTTAGGATTGGAGAAGCATTTGGTCAAATTGAAGATGTTAGGCTAAATAATGATTTTGTTGAAGTCAAGGTGGGTTATCTAACACAAGCAGCTGATGCTGATATAAAAGAAGGCAAATTTCCTAATCGTTCTGCTGAATTAAGGGATGATGTTATAACTGGATTAGCTTTGCTTGGTTCAGAGTGTCCAGCAATAGAAGGTCTTGGAAATACTGATTTTCATTTTAGTCAAGATGAAAATAATGATAAAATATATATAACATTTAATGAGGAGGCAACCATGCCAGAAATTAAAAAAGAAATTAAAAAAGATGAAATTATTGAATTCAAGGATAGTCCAGAATATAAAGAATTTATTGAATTGAAAAAAGAAAAATCAAAACTTGAAAAAGTAAACAAAGAATTGCAAGCAAGCAATCAGGACAAAACACACGATTTTAAAGCGTTTGAAACACAAACAACAACTAACATTGCTGAATTAAAAGCAGAGAATGAAAATTTTAAAAAACAACTTAAAATTAAAGAATTTGAGCAGTTTGCAGACAGCAATCCTGTTATCGATTTTTCAAATTCTCAAATAGCTAATTGTTTGTTTTCTATTGAAAACGGGTCTAATGAAGTACTGGAATTTAGCCAAGGCGAAGGCAAAGAAAGTATTAAAATTTCACCGCTCGAGTTTGCTAAAAGTTTAATTACAAAACAATCTAATTTTATTAAATCTATGGGATCAGATGAAGTTCAAACTAATTTATCAGGATTAAGCGAGAATAAGTTTTATTATAATGGGAAAAATGACAACGAGATGCTTGAATTTGCAAGTTCAAAAATGCTTAACGGCGAAGATGTAATCGCTGCAAAAGATCGTTTAATGAATGAAGATATTATTATTTATAAAATATAAAAATAATGAAGGTTAAAATAAAATGGCTGAAAAAAAACAGATTGTAAAAAAAGAAATTAAATCAGTTAAACCAGTTGAAAAAATAGTAAAAAAACAACCTGATTTTGATAAAAATAAAATTTATATTGACAATGAAGATTCTTCAACTGAAGAATGTTTAATAGAGATTAAAAAATTAAGCAATTTGAAAAAAAATGAAGCGAATAATAAAATTCGTAAAAAAATAATAAATGATATTCAGCTGCAAAAAAATATAATAATTGCAAATTATATTAAATATTTAATGGACAATAATAAAAATATAAAATATGATAATGCAAAATTGGAAGCAAAAGAATATTTAAAAAATTTAGAATAAAAAAATATAGAGGGGTATTATAAATGGCTTTAAGTACATATAACGAGGACAGTAACCCTATCCAGTTACTTTCAGTAGTAGCTGCTGAGACAATAAAACGTGGTGATCCTATTAGTCAGGACGGTTATAAGTATGTAACGTCAGGACACGGAGCTTATGTAGGCATAGCATTTGCAGACACAGCAACAGGCAAACCAGCCGAATATGTAAAAGATGGGATTGGTATTGGGTGCAGTGGTGCAGCAGTAACGGCTGGAGACATTGTAGGATTACACACAACAAACTCAACATATATAACATTTTCTTCAGGTATTTCAGGTCCAGTTGTCGGGAGAGCATTAAACACTGTGGCTGCTGCAAATGCTGAATTAAAAATTCAAATTGGATATTTTTAATAAAAAAATAAAATAAAATCGGAGGTATTATATGCCCAGTCCTACACCTATTAACACACCTGTAATTAAACAAATAATGACAGGTTACGCGAATAAAGCACAATCAGCTTATAAAATACTTTGTCCAGAAGTGTCTGTATCTAATAGAGCAGGTCAATATATTAAATTTTATAAAGAAAATATGATTGACAGGACAGCGATAGCAACTGTTGGTAGAAATGCTGCACCGCCTATTCTGGATTTTGATTACACAACTGCAGCTTATAGTTGTTTAGATAGAGCTTTAGGTGTTTCAATTACTACTCTTGAAAAAGAAGAAGGTGATTCACTTGTAAAAATCAGAGAAACTAAAATTAAAATGTTGACTAAAAATATGGAAATGTTAAAAGAGAAAATCTTTGCAACAGAGGCACAAGACAACACTAATTATGATGCAACGAATCTAAAAATACTTGATGGAACTTCAGGAAAATATCACTGGAGTGATACAACTAATGGGACACCTATTGACGACATTGGAGATGCTATAGATGCGATTAGAGCGGACACAGGGAATAAACCAGACGGGATTGTTTTTGGTTACACGAGTGCTCGTATTGTAGCAAGACACCCTGATTTATTGGCGATACTTTCAGCAGCAAATGCAAATCGCGTTGTTTCTGATGTAACAATGGAAACAGCAGTCCAAGCGATAGCTAATTTCTTTGGAATTAAAGATGTTGCGATAGGTGCTGATATGTATACGAGCACAGCAACAGGCACATTAACAGACATTTGGCTTGACAATGTTGTTTTAGGTTATAAAGGAACTCCAACAGATAGAGATGATCAAACTTTTGGCGTAATGCTAAATAGAAAAGGTTACCCACAGGCATTTACTGAAATGATTCCGGGTACTGATGGACTAGAACAAATTAGAAAAAGAGATTGTTTTGTACCTCATTTTATAAACTGGGATGCAGGATATTTAATAAAAAATACAGTAGCTTAATTTTATACTATTTAAAGGTTTAAAACTATGAACATTTGGCACTATCTATTTGATAATAAAAATAATTACGACTATGATGATACAGTTATTGAGATTATTAATGGTAGTGCTGAATTATTAGATTTAGGCGGTGGCGCATACGATACAAATGATCCTACTATAATTACTAATATGGTTGTTTATCATCAAGATTTAATCAAAATTATATTTGATGAAACTATTGCAGGTAGTGATAGCATTGGATATATTTTATCAAAAGGTAATTATTGGTATTATTGGAATGGTACGAGTTGGTCTATTAGTGATGAAACTTATTCTCAATCTAATATCAGTAGTGATATAGTTACTAATTTTGCAACATTCTTTGATAGTTCAACAGATGATAACACAGAATTGCGTATAAAAGCATTTTTGCATAGCGATGCAGGTACAAGCACCCCAACATTAAATAATATTGAAATAAGGTATGATTTTGGAGAGATATTAACTTATGAGGATATAATGCCTTTAGATGGGCTGGATTTAATAAGATTATCGAATGATGATGAAAGTTTTAATGATTTTGTTTATCAGGCAAATGTTAATTATGCTATTGAACGAGTTGAAGCTGAAATAAAAAAACATTTAATTATAAAATATAAATTTCCATTTACTAAAAGGTCAAAAGTTTTAAAAACTATAGGTTTTTGGTTATTTGAATATTTCATGTATGAGCGTAAGGTTTTACCTACTGATTTAGTTGAGAGTAAATATAATTCAGCAATTTCACAATTAAAAATGATTAGAGACGGGGAGGCTGGCCTTGATGTTGTCCCAGCATGGCAAGATGCAGATTTGCAGGTTAGTCCAATTATCATAAATGAGGATAAAGTATTTCCTGAAGCTATGTTAAAATTAATATGTTAGTGTGTTAACATTATGAATTTAAAAGATTTTTCAAAAAAAGCTGAAAATTTTAAACTTAATTTCTCTGAAATATTGTTAGGTGTTTTTAAAACAATTGAAACTGAGATAACATTTAGATTTGATAAAGAAATCGATCCGAGCGGGAAAGAATGGCATAGTATAAGTTATTATAATAATGATCGTAAGAAATTCCGTAATAGTATTTCAGGTAATGCTAAAATATTACGAGACACTGGTAATATGTATCGCAGCTTTACTAAAAGCATTTCAAAAAATGTATTAACAATCGGCAATAGTGCGAATTACTTTGATAAGCATCAACTGGGGTTGGGATTGATACATAAAAGGGAAATGCTGGACACAAAAGGCGTAAATAGAAACGAGCAAATAGCCATAAAAGAAGCCATAGAAAAAGGATTAGCTGAAAATTTACAACTGTTATTATTTTAAAGGATTTTAAAATGAGTAGAAAAAAAAGTAAAAATATTTCAATAGATGAAAATGATATAATAGAAAATATTGAAACTGAAATTATAAATAATGATGAACCTGAACCTGAAATTGAGATTAAAAAGCCTAAAAAACCAGCAGGTATTAAAACATTAGTTCAAATAATAGATGGACGCATAGTTGCTGTTTGTCCAAATATGGACGCAGGATCAAAACAATTTGAACATTTTAAAAAAAATGGTTTTATTGAATGGGATAAAAAATAATGGCTTTCACTGATTTTGATATTATCAAATATTTTCAAACTATATTTATTGATATCGGTATACCTGAAAGCAATGTACATATATACAATGTTGAAGCGCGAGCAAAGGATAAACAAAATACACCGAGCGTTTTAATAAGTCGAGACAGTGAAACCGTAGACAAAGAAGAGACAGGGCAATGGGACGCACGATTTAAACCAAGATTGTTAAAAAAATTCAGGCGATTATTAACATTAAATATAAAAATAACAGCCCATATAGCAGAAAATAGCGGTAGTCAATGGCATATAGGCAAGATAAACAGTTTATTTTTTAGAGAAGGTGGATTAAACCGATGGGATTTTGATTGTGGAACAAACGATGCAAATGCGTTGCCTGATGATAAATTAAGAAGAGTTTTAGTAAATAGTATAAACAGTCAATATGATGATTTATCAAAAGACCATAGAGGCTTAATAGAGCAAAATATAAAAATACAGGTAGCATATTATGAATATTCTACCAAAGTTTAAAAATAAAAAAATATTTGGAGGCAATAAATGCAATTAATTACAAGTAGTCCAATTAACAACGCAAATTTTAAACCGATTTTATTATCAGAAGATCATGTGGTTTACGATGACGAATTGGGCGGTATTATACAGGAAGACAAACTTGATCCACCTAATGTTGATAGAATAGAAAGAGAAGGTAAAGGGATCCAAGGTATTGCAGCGAGATCAGCACAATACAAAGATCAGCCATTATCATTTTCTGTTAAATATGACGAATCTTTAAATAGAGTGGGAGCGTTAATTGTAAATCAAAATCCAGATACTATTGAAAGCGAAGCTGCTAAAATAGAAGGTTCTGGAATTGGCGGTTCAATTGGTATTAATGCAAAATTTGATTTAATCGAGAACCAAATAAATAGAGATAACGACAAATATGTAAAGTCTATGATGTGGTTCAATGCTGGTCAAAATGAAATCGGGGTAACTATTCCAAATAATGATTATTCAACTTTAGATTATAGCGGTGTTGCGGACAGAGGTTTTATGTTCGATCTTCCTGTCTATGTAGAAGGCTGGGGTCATAAAATAACAATAGCAGAACAAGACACACCTGATATGACAGTAGCATTTGCAAAAGGGTGCAACTGGTTAAGGCGTGACGCAGGGACTTTTGTACCACGGAAAGCGTTTTTACTTGCAACTAATAGTACTACTGTTGCAAGTCCATCTGCTGATCCTTACTATGCATCGATAGTTGCTTATGAAACATCTAATGATGGATACAGTGATTTATCATTGACGATTGTTTATGGCGCTGAAAACGCATCTCCTGTTGTACCTACTGATTCAGCAATTGAAACAGCTGTTGATGTAATTAGAAGTGGTGCTAGATGGTGTCGTTTATGTGATATTCAAATCGCAGTTGCAACATCAGCAATAACTGATGCAATGATTGAATTGCCTTCAAAATCTGTTTTTACATTAAACAATACAGCATTACCAATTAGTGCAGAAGTTGCTGTTGACAGCTGGTTCCAAACAAGTTGGAGTAGATTTTTAGTTATGTTAAAACAGGCTGGTGCACACAAACCAAATAATGCAAATATTACATCAATGACAGCAACAGTGTTGACATTATCAAGCGGTGTTACTGATATGATAGAATTAGCTTATTTGTATCAATGCCCTGCCGATGTATGGAATGCACTTGCATAAATAAGTTTATATTTCTCTTATGATAAGGTTTTTCGCTTAAGCGTGGTGAGGTTTTATTTAATCCACCTTTCCCTTGCCACGCTGTCTTTTTACAGGTTAAATTATATGGAAATTAATAAAAAAAAAATAATACTTTAAATCAATTCACGCATTTAAATTGTGTATATCGAGCACAAAATAAATGCTTACCACCTGACACAAACGAGTTTATACAAACTGCTTGCTATATTTGTAATCATAACATAAGTCTATTATCCACTGAAAAAATTAATTCATTATTTGAAATTATAAAAACAGATAAAACTTTTAGTTATAATCAAATATTAATAGAATCAAAATTAAATAAATATGACAATTCAATATCTAATATTCCTATTAGGAATGATAAGTTATTGTTGTTAAACAATGACATATTATCGCAAATAATACATTTTAATATTGATTGGCGTGCTGAAATGCAATTGAATATAGTTCAAACTTCAGGCATGGCAGGGAATTTATACTGGCATAGAATACCATTTGAGAAACCATTAACAATATATCAACAGAAATTATTATCATTATCTCTTGTATATCAAAGTTATTATTCACAATATAATATAAAATTATTTTGTAAAAGTTGTTTATCTAATGATTTAAGAGAAACTATAGTACACAAAAGGCAACGATTTTGTAAAAGTTGTAATGTTGATTTAAGGTTAGTTAATTCATACGAAAAACGATTTTATTATAAGAATAGTGATGATAAAAAATTTGTGATAGGCAATGATGATTTTTCTATATACAGTGTATTGGACTGGAAAACAAATGAATTCAAAGATATTATTGATGCTCTAAAACGACAAAAACAAAATAAAAAATAAGGATTTTTAACCATGGCAAATATTGAACAAAAAATAACATTGATTGACGATTTTTCAGCAAAGTTTAATAAAATACGAAATGAGTTAAAAGCTGGAACTATTACCCAAGATCAATTTAACAAAAAAACTAAAGAATTATCAGGCTCATTTAAAACACTTGGCACATCGTCAACACAGGCACAAAAAGGATTAAAAGGTCTTGGTACTAATCTAAAAGATACTGGATCAAATATAGCAAGCAGTTTGCCAAATATGGGAAAATTTAGTGGTGCATTAGAAGGTATGGGCATTACTGGATTAGTAGTCGGGGCTGGACTTGCTACACTTGGATTAGCAGTAAAAGAATTTGCTGAAATAGTGGGGGAAGGTTTTGAAAGCCTTGGTAAATTTGAATTTGGATTAGGTCAAATAGCGACACTACTTGACGAAACTCAAGAACAAGAATTTATGGCTGGTTTTGAAACTCAAATACAAGATTTGGCGGTATCCAGTGGTGAAACATTTGATAACCTTACAAAAGGATTGTACGATCTAATCAGTGCAGGTGTTCCTGCTGCTGAAAGTATGGAATTATTGGGAATGGCAACAGAAGTTGCTGCTGCTGGTGCTACTGACACGAGCACGGCTGTTGATGGATTGACTACTGTTGTAAATGCTTTTAAAAGCCAAGGGTTGGATGCTACTACTGCAAGTGATATATTTTTCACAACTATTAGAGCCGGTAAAACAACATTCGCAGAATTGTCAAGCCAAATTGGACAAGTTGCGCCGCTTGCTAATGCGATGGGAACTTCATTTGAAGAGGTCGGGGCTGCCCTTGCAGGAATGACTGTACAAGGTATAAACACAGCAGAGGCTACAACTGCACTTAATCAAGGATTGACAGCATTATCGGCAGCCGATGCTGTTGAAAGCTTTGGGGAATTTGGAATACAGATTAGAGATAGTATGACAGGCGGTCTTCTAAATCTTGGTGATATAATGACTAATGTTATGGATGCTGAATTATCAGATATTGATTTTGCTACACTTATCCCAAATGTTAGAGCAAGGAAAGCCTTTTTATCGTTGACAAATGAAGCTCAAAATGCAGCTGGTGAAACTGTATCAATATTAGAAGCTGGATTACAAGATTTTCAGCCTGAGAACATGACAGGATCACTTGCTGATGCGTATTCAGATATGGCTGATCAAGTTATATTTCAACAAGATAGAATAGATCGTGCCAGTGAAGTAATGAGCCAAAATATAGCCGAAGGTTTTAGACCCTTACAGTCAGCATGGATGGAAGTCGAAGCGACTATATTTGAGGGTGTTAGTGATTTATTCGATAGTGGGTTGAGTGATAAAATAGGAAATTTTGTAAACACTGCAATTGAATATTTTACTAATTTTTATACTTATGTTAGAAATGTTTTAGATACATTTGGCATTGATGAAGCATTTGCAAA